GCGGATCGCCCAGACCGCGTGCTCGTGGAAATCGAGGCTGTCGGAATTGCGGGTCTCGAGCGTGTCGAGGAAAAGGTGGCGCTCGGCGATCGTGAGGATCAGCGCGTCGTGTGCGGCGGTTTCGTGGCTCAGGCTCGCGGGCATTGGTTTGGCTCCCAAGAGTGATTTGCAGCGTGTCGATGGCCACAGGTTCGCTCTGTGCGCAGGGCATATCAACTCAATAACCATCTGATTCAGAACAATAATCGGAACAATCGATGCAAGGCATGAGCGAGCGCCAGTATGCCGCGCATGTCGGGCTGTCCCGCGGCGCAGTCCAGAAGGCGAAGATGGCCGAGCGGCTGGTCCTCTACCCGGACGGCAGTATCAACGCGGCCGCTAGCGATGCGCGGCGGGCAGAAACCACAGACCCATCGAAGACCCGCAAGCCCCCCGAACCGAAGCTGAAACCCGTGCCAGAGGCGGCGGTCGCCTCAGTCGGCGAAACCCTACGTGAGGAAGGTTTGCCCGGCCCGGTCTCCGGCGGCGGCACCACTTTCCTGCAGGCCAAGACCGCCAACGAGGTAATGAAGGCGCAGGAGCGGCGCATCCGCCTGCAAAAGCTGAAAGGCGAACTGGTCGACCGGGCGCGGGCCGAGACGCTGATGTTCCGCCTAGCGCGCGAGGAACGCGATGGCTGGGTAACCTGGCCGGCCCGGGTGGCGGCGCTGATGGCGTCCGAACTGGCGGCGGCATTGGGTGGGGAGATCACGGTGGAGGCGGCTCTGATGCAGAAAGTCCTGGAAGCCCATGTCCGCGCCCAACTCGACAGCCTCGCCGAGATCAGAACTGGTCTTGGATGACGATGTTGCCGGGTTCGACGGCGCCCGGGACCTGCTGCGTCAGTGGTCGCGCGGGATCCGGCCCGACCCTGACCTGACGGTCTCGGAATGGGCGGACCGGCATCGCTGGCTCAGCTCGCGCGCCTCGGCCGAACCGGGGCGGTATCGGACGGCACGCACGCCCTACATGCGCGAGATCATGGATGCGCTCTCGCCCGCGAGCCCGGTGCAGCGGGTCGTGTTCATGAAGGCAGCTCAGGTGGGCGCGACGGAGGCGGGCAATTGCTTCATCGGCTTTGTCATGCATCATGCGCCGGGCCCGATGCTGGCGGTCCAGCCGACGGTGGAACTGGCCAAACGCAACTCGCGCCAGCGGATCGATCCGCTGATCGAGGAAAGCCCCGAGCTGCGGAGCCTCGTCAAACCCGCACGTTCGCGCGACGCGGGCAACACGATGCTGTCGAAGGAGTTTGCCGGCGGCATCCTGATCATGACCGGGGCGAACTCGGCCGTGGGGCTGCGCTCGACGCCGGCGCGCTATCTGTTTCTGGACGAGGTCGATGCCTATCCGGCCTCGGCCGATGAGGAAGGCGATCCGGTCAGCCTGGCCGAGGCGCGCTCGCTGACCTTCGCGCATCGGCGCAAGGCGCTTCTGATCTCGACGCCCACCATCCGGGGGCTGAGCCGGATCGAGCGGGAGTTCGAGGCCAGCGACCAGCGGCGGTTCTTTGTGCCCTGCCCACAATGCGGCGCGATGCAGTGGCTGAAATTCGAACGCCTGCGCTGGGACAAGGGCAAACCGGATACGGCGGAATACCACTGCGAGGGCTGCGAGGCGGCCATCGCCGAGCACCACAAGACGGCGATGCTGGCCGCCGGGGAATGGCGCGCGACAGCGCAATCGTCCGACCCGCATACGGTCGGCTATCATCTCTCGGCGCTCTATTCGCCGATCGGCTGGCTCAGCTGGGCGCGGATTGCCCGCGCTTGGGAAGCGGCGCAAGGCAATGACGAGGCGATGCGGGCGTTTCGCAACACCATTTTGGGCGAGACCTGGTTCGAGACCGGCGAGGCCCCGGACTGGCAGCGGCTGGCAGAGCGGCGCGAGGAGTGGAAGCCTGGCACGGTCCCAGCAGGCGGGCTGTTCCTGACCGCTGGTGCCGATGTGCAGAAGGACCGGATCGAGGTCGATGTCTGGGCCTGGGGCAAGGGCCTGGAAAGCTGGCTGATCGATCACATCGTGATTGAGGGCGGCCCGGGCGATCCGGCCTGCTGGCAGCAGCTGACGGATCTGCTGGGTCGGACATGGGCGCATGCCAGCGGCCAGCATCAGACCATCGCGCGGCTGGCGATCGACACGGGCTATGAAACCAGCGCCGTCTACGCTTGGGCACGTCAGGTCGGATTTGCACAGGTCGCCCCGGTCAAGGGGCTTGAGGGGTTCAACCGGTCCAGCCCAGTGACGGGGCCGACCTATGTCGATGCGACCATCGGTGGCAAACGTCTGCGCCGGGGTGCGCGGCTCTGGTCCGTGGCGACATCAACTTTCAAGGCCGAAACCTATCGCTTCCTGCGCCAGGACCGGGCCACGCCGGAAGAGATCACCGCGGGAGCATCGTTCCCGGCAGGAACGGTGCATTTGCCGACATGGGCAGATGGCGAGTGGCTGAAACAGCTGGCCGCCGAACAGCTGGTGACGGTCAAGAACAAGCGCGGCTTCACCAAGCTCGAATGGCAGAAGCTGCGCGAACGCAATGAGGCGCTGGACTGCCGGGTTTACGCCCGCGCGGCCGCCTGGATCGCCGGGGCGGATCGTTGGTCTGAAGCGCGATGGGCTGAGATGGAGCGGCAATTGGCGGTAACACCGGATGCTGCGGCAAACGATGCGCCCAATGCTTCGCCCGCGCGCCCGTCTGTGCGGCGCCGGACCGTGCGGTCGCGTTACATGGGGTGAAAGATGTCGACTATCACCGACCTACGCGCCCGCCGCGAGGCTCTCACAGCGCAGCGGTCCTCGGGTGTGGCCCGTGTCAGCTATGATGGCAAGACGGTGGACTATCGTTCTGTGGCCGAGATCGACCGGGCCATCGAGGCGCTGGATCGCGAAATCGCCGCGGCTGAAGGACGGCGGATCGTGCGGCAGGTGCGCGTGACAACGGCCAAGGGGCTCTGATCCGATGGGGATGTTTGATCTGTTCCGCCGCCAGAAGCCCGGCGGCCCTGAGGCCGTGCGCGCGCGGCTTGAAGGCGCGATGGCCAAACGCCGCTTGCGGGGCTGGAACCCGCCGCTCGAAAACATCAATGCGCTGGTCGCCTCCGGTGGACCCAAACTGCTGGCGCGTTCGCGGGAATTGATGGTCACTAACGGTTATGCCGCCAACGCCTGCGAGGCCTTCGCGGCCAACCTGGTTGGGGATGGCATCAAGCCATCGTCGCTTATTACGGATGCTGGCCTTCGCGACCAGGTCCAGAAGCTCTGGCTCGCCTGGACAGATGAGGCCGATGCCGATGGGCTGACGGATTTCTACGGCCTGCAGGCGATGGTCGCGCGCGAGATGTTTGTTGCGGGCGAGTGTTTCGTGCGCATGCGCCCACGGCGCGCTGAGGACGGGCTGCTGGTGCCGCTGCAGTTGCAGCTTCTGCAATCCGAAATGCTGCCCTTCGAGAAGACCGAGACGGACCCGAATGGAAACCGCATCCGCTGCGGGATCGAGTTCGACCTGATCGGACGGCGGGTGGCTTATCACTTCCGCCGCCGCCATCCCGGCGACAGCACCGATCAGCGCGTCGCGGTGCCCGACACGGTGCGTGTGCCGGCCGAGGAAGTGCTGCACATCTATCGGCCGATCGATGCCGGCCAGATCCGGGGCCTGCCGCATGTGGCCCCGGCCATGGTGCGGCTCTTCCTCTTGGATCAGTACGACGATGCCGAGCTTGACCGGAAGAAAACTGCGGCGATGTTCGCGGGCTTCATCACCAAGACAGCGCCCGAAGACCCGATGATGGGCGAAGGAGCCGCCGATCTTGATGGCGCAGCGATTGCCAGTCTTGAGCCCGGTACCATGCAAGTGCTCTTGCCGGGCGAGGATGTGAAGTTCTCGAGCCCAGCCGATGTCGGCGGGGGCTATGAGGCGTTTCAATACCGCACGCTGCTCGCCGTCTCGGCCTCGCTGGGGCTGCCCTATCACCTCGTCACCGGCGATGTCCGGCAGGCGAATTATTCGAGCCTGCGGGCGGAACTGGTCGAGTTCCGACGCCGTATTGGTCAGTTGCAGCATGGGGTCATGGCGCATCAGCTCTGCCGCCCGATCTGGCGGCGCTGGCTGGAAATCGCTGTATTGTCTGGCGCACTTAAGGCAGACCCTGTCACCGCGCGACCGGTGCAATGGATCCCGCCGCGCTGGGACTGGGTCGATCCCTTGAAGGACATCCAGGCACAGGTCCTGGCCATGGAAGCGGGTCTGACGTCGCGGCGCAAGGTGGTCGAGGCCACCGGCTACGACATCGAAGAGGTCGATCGCGAGAATGCTTCGGACGCGAAACGCGCCGCCGATCTCGGCCTGACCTATCGCGCCAGCCCCGGCGAGACGCAGGGGGCACGGGCGACGCCCGTGGGTGCCCCTGACCCGAGCAACGGTACCGAGGGCGGCAATGGCGACAACCCGGCAGGGAACGACCGCGCCAATCCACAGGAGTGATCGCATGAAAACCTGGTACGAAATCCGTGCCCGCGCCTCGGGCACGGAAGTGCTGATCTATGACGAAATCGGCGCCTATGGCGTCAGCGCGAAGGGGTTTCTCGCCGAACTGGGCGCGCTACCCGATGGGGTGCCGATCGACCTGCGCCTCAACAGTCCCGGCGGTTCGGTCTTTGACGCCGTTGCCATCTACAACGCTCTGCAGCGCCATAAGGGCACGATCACCGTCTGGATCGACGGCATCGCTGCCTCGGCCGCAAGCTACATTGCCATGGCGGGCGACGAGATTGTCATGCCCGAAAACGCTTTCCTGATGATCCATGACCCATCCGGTCTGGTCATGGGCACGGCCGCCGACATGCGCGAGATGGCCGACACGATGGACAAGATCGCCGGCAGCATGATCCGCGGCTACGCGGCCCGGTCCGGGCGCTCAGAGGACGAGATCGCAGCGCTGATGACGGCCGAGACCTGGTTTGATGCGCAGGACGCGCTCGCGGCGGGTTTTGCAACGCGGATGGCAGAGCCGGTGCGTATCGCCGCCAGCTTCGACATTGGCCAGTTCCGCAACGCGCCGCCTTCACTGATTGAGGCCATCGCGGAAACCGTTGCCGCCACCAGCGGTTTTGAGGACGATCCGGATCAGCCGACGGAGGCAACTCCGCCTGCGGTTCCCGAAAGTGATGTTGGGAAAGACAACATCAGTCCAAGCGAAAGCGCCACGCCAGCAGAGGATCCATCGGCGCCGCTTGGGCAAGACGTGGGTGTTTCCGACGGGAACACTCGCCCATCCAGCCGGTCCGAGAGCAGTGTTGCCGTCGCCAACACTGCGCAGGAGGCGAGCGCCATTCGCGCCGAGGCCATCGCCCATGCCCGCGCCGTGATCGACCTCTGCCGTTTGGCGGGCCAGCCGCAGATGGCGGGACGTTTCTTGGAGGTAGACGCGGATCTGGACGAGGTCCGAAATCGTCTTCTCGCGGCCAAGGCAGAGAACACGACCGACATCATCACCGCCGCCCATGCCCAGCCCGGGCGCGCGGCCACCACCCAATCTTGGGGCGATGTGATCGCCCGCACGTTCCGCCAGAAAGGCTAATACACCATGACCACGCTCACCGAAGGTAAACACGCGGGCGGCTTCCTCGTCTGGGAAGTGCTGCGTGACTTCACCCGCGACACCGTCACCATCGCCTCGGGCGCGGGCAAGCTCGAGCCCGGCACCGTGCTGGGCAAGATCACGACGGGTGGCAAGTTCACAGGCCTCGCACCGGCCGCGACGAACGGCAGCCAGACCGCCGCCGGCATCCTCTGGGTTGCTGTGGATGCAACGGATGCCGATGCGTCCGGCGTCGTGATTCTGCGCGGCCCCGCCATCGTCAACCGCAACGAGATCGTCTGGCCCGAGGGGACCACCGAGGCCCAGATCACCGCAGCAACGACGGCTTTGGCCGCGCTCGGTATCATCCTGCGCTGAGCCCCGGCGCGAACCCGTTCACCGACATTCAGGAGGTTGGCGCAATGGCCAGCATGGACATCTTCGAGGGCGACGCCTTCAGCATCATCGAGCTCACCCGGGCTCTGGAAAACATCCCCTTCAAACCGGCAATCCTGTCGGGTGCAGGCCTGTTCGGATCGCGCGGTGTGCGCCAACGCACCGTCATGATCGAAAGCCGCGATGGCACGCTGTCGCTGATCCCGTTCTCGGAACGTGGCTCGGCCTATGAACAACAGGTGCCGGAACGGCGCGACATGCGCGCCTTCGTCTGCCGTCAGTTCAAGAAGCAGGACGTGCTTTGGGCCTCTGAAATCCAGGCTATCCGCGATTTTGGCTCTGAGACTGCGACCCAGCAGGTGCAGACCGAAGTCGCCCGCAAGATGGGACGGCTGCGCAACGACGCCGAGGCCACTTTCGAGTTCCACCTCTTCAACGGGATCCAGGGCGTGGTGAAGGACCCGAAGGACGGGGCCACGGTGATCAACTACTACACCGAGTTCGGCATCACGCCGGCTGCGGAGGTGGATTTCGACCTCGACAATGCAACCCCGGCTTCGGGCGCGCTGCGTAAGCGTTGCCAAGCGATGATCGAAAGCGTCGAGGACAGCCTCGGGGGTCTCGCGGCCGGACAGGTGCAGCTGCGCGCCGAATGCGGCTCGGCCTTCTTCGCCGATCTGGTGGCGCACAAAGAGGTGCGCGAGACCTATCTCAACACTGCTGCCGCCGCGGATCTGCGCGGTCGTGTGGGCGAAGAGGTCAGCTTTGGCGGCATCACCTTCCGCCGCTATAGGGGTGGGCTTGGCTTTGGTGTGCCGACCGACAAGGCGTATTTCTACCCCGAGGGGGTCGAGGGGCTGTTCGAGATCTACTACGCCCCGGCCGACACGTTCGAGACGGTGAACACGCTGGGCCTGCCGCTCTATGCGCGCATGATCCCCGACCGCGACCGTGACGAGTGGGTGCGCCTCGAGATCGAAAGCAATCCGCTGCCGATCTGCACCCGCCCGCAGGTTCTGCGTTCGGCCAAGCGGACCTGATGAGTGCCCTTGCCGATGCCTTGGGCGTCCTCTTTGCCGATGCGCATATCGCGCGCGACGTCCTCTACACGGCCGAAGGCGGCGCGCCCTCGCTGGTACGCGCCATCCTGCGCAGGCCCGATGACGTCACCGGCTTCGGCGACGCCCGGATCTGGTCCGAGACCACCCGCATCGACCTGCGTGCCGCCGAGGTGGCCAACCCGCGTCCCGGCGACCGTATCGAGATCGACGGCGAGGCTTTTCTGATCCAGGGCGAGCCCGTCCGCGACCGCGAGCGGCTCGTCTGGACCGTCGACCTGCGCCCGACGTGACCGTGATGAAGCTGAAACTCGACATTGATCCCAATATCGTCGCGATGATGGCCGCTGAGGTCGCAGCGGGCGAGCGCGCGGTCTCCGCGGCCATCCGCGAAGCTGGCAACGGTCTCAAGACGGCGTGGCGCGGTCAGATCACGGGTGCGGGTCTCGGCACGCGGCTAGCCAATTCGATCCGCAGTCAGGCCTTCCCAAAATCTGGCGAGAGCCTCGATGCCGCTGCGCTGGTCTGGTCCAAAGCCCCGGTGATCGTCGGGGCCCACAACACGGGGCCGTTGATCCGTTCGAAAAATGGCTTTTGGCTCGCCATCCCGACCGCTGCCGCTGGAAAGTCTACACGCGGCGGTCGGATCAGCCCCGGCGAATGGGAGCGCCGCACCGGCCTGCGCCTGCGATTCATCTATCGCCGAAGGGGTCCGAGCCTACTGGTGGCCGAAGGGCGGCTGAACACGAAGGGTCGCGCCGTTGCGTCACGCTCGAAGACTGGCAGGGGCCTCGTGACCGCGTCGATCTTCCTGCTGGTGCCGCAGGTGAAGCTGCCCAAGCGGCTTGATCTGGCGCGGGACGCAGAGCGGGCGCAGGCGGCAGTGCCGGGGCTGATCGTCGCAAACTGGCTCGAAACTCGTTGATGACCGACTGCACCGAGATCACTCCGTCGCGTTGGTGGCAGGACCCCGATCGTCGAGAAACGCAAGAATTTCGGCGAGCGTGGCGCGACTCATGTCTGCCGAAACAGGGTTGGTCGTGAAGACCACCCCATGCAGTTCCGACTCGGAGCGTTTGATCCGCCAGAGTGCGGTTCGATGTGCAATGACCAATCGTTCTCCTCGAGAAGCCGCCGGAATTAGGACATCTCGTAACCACGCGCGGTGAACCGCGGTAGACGGAAGCTTTTCGGCCACACGGCGATTATCTGGTTCGCGCGAGATAGATGTGGAGCGGTAAGCCACCGCATTGACGAGCGCCACTTGGCCCGCTGCGATCAGGTCTGCGTAATTTCGCGCGCCATAATAGGGTGCAATCTGACCCGGATGCACAGCACGTGGGTTTCGGAGGAGATCAAGGTAGCGATCAATCGCGTCGGGCGCTGCGAACTCTGTCGGCGTCACGCCAGGGTCATAGCCCCCGTTGGCCTCTAGCAGAATTACGGGGGCGTTGTTGATATCGCCGATAAAGGCAGGCGGTGGGTAGTCAAGGTTGAAACTGTGCGTGTTGCCAGCAAACACGTGTGCATCCAGGGGATGAACGCTGCCATCGAGCTGTGACCAGTGGCGGACGATTGGATTCGGTGCGGACAAGTTACCTCCAACTGCAAAGCTGAGCATAGAATAGACGGATATTCGTCCCAATGCCCACACCCCGCGAAACCATCCTCGCCGCGCTGCACGCGCGGCTATCGGTGCTGCCTGCGACTGCCCTGCGCGGTGAGGTCCTGCCCGAGCGTGTTCCAGATGCAGGACTGCTGATCCTGCGGGATGGTGAACCGGGAGAGCCCGAGGTCACGCTGTCGCCGATGCGGTACCACTATCAACACCGGGCCGAGATAGAGGCCGTCGTGCAAGGTGCTGACCGTGATGGCACCTTCGACACGCTCTGCGCCAGCATTGGCGCGGCGCTCGCCGCCGACCGCACATTGGGCGGCCTCTGCGACTGGATCGAGGCGGAAGCGCCGCGCCCGGTCGATCTGCCGGTCGAGGGCGCCGCCAGCCTGAAGGCGGCCATCATTCCGGTGGTGCTGCATTATTCCACGGCCGATCCCTTAGCCTAACACATTGATCGGGTCGGCCCGGCTAGATCCCATACAGCAGAACTGGAGACGAGTATGGCACGTGCGCATGGCGCCCAGGCAAGACTGGCGCTTGCCTTTGAGACGATCTACGGCACTCCGCCCGAGGCGGGCTGGTGGCAGATGCCCTTTGTTAGCAGCATGCTGGGCACTGAACAGCCGCTCCTGGCATCCGAACTGCTCGGTTATGGCCGGGATCCGCAGGCACCGCTGGCCGATGCCGTGACGGCCGATGGCGATGTGGTCGTGCCTATCGAAACGGTAGCGTTCGGGTTCTGGCTAAAGGCGGCGTTCGGCGCTCCGGTAACGACGGGTCTCGACCCCGGTCCCTTCACCCATGTATTTACCTCGGGCGGCTGGGAGTTGCCCTCGATGGCGATCGAGACGGCTATGCCGGAAGTGCCGCGGTATGCGCTGGCCGCGGGCTGCGTTCTGGACCAGCTCAGCTGGCAGATGGCGCGCTCGGGGCTGCTGACGGCGACCGCCCGGCTGATCGCACAGGGCGAAACGGTCGCTGCAGCCTCCACCATCGGCACACCGGAAGTTCCCGCCTTCCGCCGCTTTGGCCATTTCAACGGGGCGATCACCCGCAATGGCCAGCCGCTCGGCAATATCGTCTCGGCCGAGATCACTTATGCCAATGGTATCGACCGGATCGAGACCATCCGCAATGACGGGCGCATCGAAGGCGCCGATCCCGGCATGGCGGCGCTGACCGGCCGGCTGGAGGTGCGCTTTGCCGATCAAGTGCTGATCGATCAGGCGATCGCGGGCGATGCCTGCGCGCTGAGCTTCGGCTATGCGCTGCCTTCGGGCGAAAGCCTGACGGTCGAGGTGCCGGCTGTCTATCTTCCCCGGCCACGGGTCGAGATCCCCGGGCCGCAGGGCATTCAGGCGAGTTTCGACTGGCAGGCCGCCAAGGATGCCACGGCGGGTCATATGTGCCGGGTCACGCTGGTGAATGCGGTGGAGGAGTATTGAGAATGCTGACACTGGATCTCACCAATGAGCCCCGCTGGGTCGAGCTGATCACGGGCCTGCGCGTTCAGCTGCGCCCCCTGACGACTGCGCTGATGGTCTCGGCCCGTGCCGATCCGGCACTGGATCTCGCCGCAGCAGAGGGCGAGGACGCGGTATCCACCGAGGCCTTGGCGCTGACCATGGCCAAGGCGCTGGCGCGGCAAGCCATCCTCGATTGGGAGGGCGTCGGCGATGCCGATGGTCAGTCTTTGCCCGTCAGCCCTGCCGCGATCGACGCCCTTATCGACATCTGGCCGGTCTTCGAGGCGTTCCAGACGATCTACGTCTCGAAGGGCCTGCTCCTGGACGCAGAAAAAAACGTCTCACCGCCCTTGCCGATTGGGTCTTCGGCGGGGGCGATCGCTACTGCACCGCCTGCGCGAGCAGCTGCGAAGACTGCCCGGCGCGGCAAAACCGCCCGCTGACCCNCGANGGCATCGCGGTCTGGGATCTCGTNCAGCGCCTNGGGGGGCANCTCCGGCTGGTCGCAGGCGCACAGGGTGCCATCGTCATTGGCTGGGATATGACCGCCGCGCTGGCCCTCGCCGCGGCACTGGGCATTCCGCCTCTGGCAGTGGCTGAACTGTTGCCGCCCATCGAGGCGGTGATGGTGCGCAAGCTGAACGAAGAAGCGCGCTCGGTGATCAGCGCTCCTTCCTGACCTCGTTCGCTATCCGAACGAGGTGTTTCACGATGTTTTCCGCGAAAGGCTACGACCCATGGCAGAGAAGCGCGTCAGCGTCCGCCTTGCGGCTGTGGGCGGTCGTCAGGTCCGGGCGGAACTCGAAGGTGTCGGCGACGCCGGTGCGCGGGGCTTTGGGCGTCTGTCTCGCGAGATGGAGGCCGCCAACACGCGACTTGCGGGTTTCGCGCGGCGCGTCGGTGTCGCCATGGGCGCAGCCGCGGCGGCCACCACCGCCGCCTTGGCCGTCATCGTGCGGACGACGGCGCAGAGTGCTGCGCAGATCCAGCAGTTTGCCCAGGTCGCCAATGCCACGCCCGAGGTGTTTCAGCGCTGGTCGGCGGCCTCGGCGACGGTGGGCATCGAGCAGGAGAAGCTGGCTGATATCCTGAAGGACGTGAACGACCGTGTTGGAGATTTCCTGCAGACGGGCGGCGGCCCGATGGCGGATTTCTTCGAGAACATTGCGCCGCGCGTGGGCGTCACGGCGGAGCAGTTCGCCCGGCTGTCCGGCCCGGAGGCGCTGCAACTTTACGTCACTTCGCTTGAGCGTGCCGGTCTCTCCCAGCAGGAGATGACCTTCTATCTTGAGGCCATGGCCTCGGATGCGACGCGGCTCATCCCGCTTCTGCAAGATGGCGGCGCCGAGATGACGCGCCTCGGCGAGCGGGCCGCGGGCTTTGGCACGGTCCTCGATCGCGAGGCGCTGGTCGCGCTACGCCGCACCGAGATCGCGCTGATCGGCGTGGGCCAGGTGTTTCAGGGGATGCGGGTGCAGATCGGGGCCGCGCTCGCTCCCGCGGTGACGGCAATGGCGGAAGCCTTCCTGCGCTTGGCAGAGACCGGCGGCCCGATCAACCGCGCCTTCACGGCCGTCCTCGACAATCTCACGCGCCTTGGCACCTATGCCGCGACTTTCGCAGCCTTCCTGGCCGGACGCTGGGTCGCAGGAATGGCCGCCGCCGCGCTCTCAGTCAGGGGGTTGGCAACTGCGCTTGTGTTTCTCCGCGGCGCGTTGATCCGCACCGGCATCGGCGCGCTCATCGTGGGCGCGGGCGAGTTGATTTATCAGTTCACCCGGCTGGTCAGCAGTGTCGGCGGCGTCGGCAACGCCTTGAGCCTGCTCGGCCAAGTGGCCGCAGAGGCCTGGGACCGGCTGTCTCTGTCGGGCAGTGCCGCGTGGGCCCGCGTCGAGGCGGGCTGGGCGCGCACGCAGGCCGCAATCTACGAGGGGCTGCAAGGCACGACGGAGGCAGTGACCGGCTGGGCCAACGCCACGATCGGGACGTTTCAGGGGGGCTTTGATGCGGTGGTCGCGATCTGGGGCGCGCTGCCCCAGACCATCGGGGATTTCGCCTACCAGGCTGCGAACGGGCTGATTGATGGCGTCGAGGCCATGCTCAATGCCGTCGTCAGCCGCATCAATCGTTTCATCGAAGGGTTGAACAGCGCACTGTCGCTCCTGCCCGACTGGGCCGTCGGCGAAGGCGGCGCCCAGATCGGCACCCTCGATCCCGTCGATCTCGGCGGCATCGAGAACCCTTACGCTGGAGCGGCGGCGGCCAGTGGTGCAGCGGCGGCGGACGCCTTCCGCGCCGCAATGGGGCGATCTTACGTTGACGCACCTGATCTCTTCGGGGGCATGGCCGAGGCTGCGCGCGGGCGCGCGGATGGCTATTCTGAAGCTGCAGGCATGCTATCGGACGCCGCCAACCGTCCGCGTAGCGCTTGGGAAGCATTAAAAACCGCCGTCACCTCCGCGGCCTCCGAAGGCAGTGCAGCACTTGACGGGACCACTGCGGCGGCGGGCCGCACGACGGCGGCGCTGGGCGAGACAGCAGACGCAGCGGGTCAAGCCGGTGATGCCACAGGTCAAGCTGGGGGCGCGGCGACCAAGGCCGCCGAAGAAGCTGCAACGGGCTGGCGCGCGGTCGCGCAGAGCCTCGCTGATTATGCGCGTGACGCGATGGATTGGGGCAAGGGTCTTGGCCAATCGCTGGTCTCGGCCTTCCAGTCGGCAGAGAGCGCGTTTCGGACCTTCGTTACGACCGGCAAGCTCGATTTCAAAAGCCTGGTCTCCTCGATCCTGGCCGATCTCGCGGTGATCGCCGCGCGCCGGTTTATCCTTGGCCCGATCGCCAATGCGCTCTCGGGCGCGCTCGGCGGCTTGGGTGGCGGCGGCGGGATCTTAGCGGGCATCCTGCATCAGGGTGGCATAGTTGGTGGCTCAACGCCCATGCGCATGGTCCCGGCGATGGCTTTCGCCGCCGCCCCGCGGCTGCATCAGGGCGGGTGGGCCGGTCTCAAACCCGACGAAGTGCCTGCGATCCTTCAGCGCGGGGAACGGGTGCTCTCGCGCCGTGAAGCCGCTGCCTATAGCGCGGGCTCTACTGGACGGGACGCGGCCCCGGTCATCAACGTCACCATCCAGACCCGCGACGCCGAGAGCTTCCGGCAATCGCGCACGCAAGTGGCCAGCGACATCGCCCGCGCCGTCGCGCTGGGGCGGCGGGGCATGTGACCACTTCAGATCATCGTCGCGCACCGCAGTCGCGGGGCGTGGCGACCTGTCAAACTAGGGACATCAAGATATGACCTTCTACGAAGAGCGTTTCCCCGACGACATCAGCCGCGGGGCGCGCGGGGGCCCGGAACGGCGCACCCAAGTCGTGGAACTGGCCTCGGGCTTCGAGGAAAGAAACGCCTCTTGGGCTCAATCCCGGCGTCGCTTCGATGTCGCCTACGGCATCCGCCGCGCCGATGATCTCGCCCGGGTCGTCGCCTTCTTCGAGGCCCGCCGCGGCCGATTGCAGGCGTTTCGGTTCAAAGACTGGTCGGATTACAAATCCTGCCTACCCTCGGTGCGGGTCTCCGAACTCGACCAACAAATCGGTATCGGCGACGGCACCACGACGAGTTTCGCGCTGAACAAAGCCTATGGCAGCGGCCCCGAGACTTATCTGCGCCGCATCGTGAAGCCGGTCAACGGAACGATCCGGGTCGCGCTGAATGGCGCCGAACAGTTCACCGGCTGGGCTGCCGATATCACATCCGGCATCGTCAGTTTCGAGACCGCCCCCGATCACGGCGTGATCATTTCAACCGGCTTCGAATTCGACACCCCCGTGCGCTTTGATGCCGACACGCTCGACGTCACCCTCGATCTCGAACGCCTGGGCTCGATCACCGCCATCCCGCTGATCGAAGTCCGCCTCGCCTGATCCCTTCACCCCGGACCCGCCCCATGCAGACCTACACGCCCCTCGAACATCGCCC